GCCGTATCAGCGAACCCATAATATTGTTGATGGTCCAGGACAGCCTCTATTTGTGATAGCGTGGGGTATATTAATAATGTTAAATAGCAATAGATAAAAAACGGCGTTTTAAATCTTCAAGGGTGTAATGTTTATAATATTACCATTATGAACTAAATATGTTAAAAATGAATCAATATTTTTTTTAAAAGGTTGGATAGCTGGTATATTTCCATCAATATTTTTTGTTGATGTTGTGTATCTTGCGTGGGCTATACCCATTTTAATTTTGCGAGTAAAATCAAATAAAGTAGTTTTTGGGTTGATAATACCTTTGTATTTATTTTCATAAAATATTTCATTATTGCAAGTAACTATACCATAGCCATCTCTACCTCTATGTTGGAGATTTTTTAAATATTTTATTATATTTTTCATATTCTTTTTGGGAGTTTTGTTATATATTCCAAAAATACCACACATTAAATATATAAACAATACGATATATATTTAATTACATTTTCAATAGATATTAAATATTACAACACTTATTAAGTATTAAACACGTATTCGACCTCTTACTAAATTTGCAAAAACATTAATTATATCTAAAAATAAACCCAACGATTCATTTATGTAATCTGGTATTTTACAAATTGTCGCATTAACCTGAAGTTTTTTTGTATCATATAAAATAAAGAAACCAAATAATATCACAATCGCGTGTGAAAGTATCATGTGATAATTATTTGTCTCGCTGCCCGGATTAGCTAAAAATATTAAACCTAGGCGTATTAATATTGCTGCTATTAATAATATTAACAAACCATTTCCCCAGGATAAAGAAATTAAATTTGGATTATAAAAAGCTATTGCTGTCAAAATACTAAGCATACCAAAAGTTGCAAATAATGTAGAATAAAATATACCAGTAGATTTTGATATTAAATAAACAGGTAACATGGCAAATGATAGAAACGCAACAATACCTAACCATCCTAAATGTTTTATCAATACGTTATTGGGATCCGTATTCATTGTTGATATCAATACAAATATACCTAATCCTAAGAATAACCAAAATGGTATTCTTCGAATATTTAGAAGAGGAACAAGCTGAATCATTTTTTCCTCCATTAATGATACAAACACTACCATCAATAATACTGATAAAATCACATATAAATATGTATTTAAAATATAGTTATTGCAAGTGAGTTTGTTATTTATAAATGCGTATTTATGAATGAAGAAACTAGTCAAAATTATCCCAATCAAAAAAAGTGTTTTGTATCTTAAATTTTCAATCATTATATAATTAATTTATAAAAAAATTGATTATAACAATTATTTTTTCATCATATAAAACAATGTCGTCTATATCAATAATCCATACATACAAAATATATTATAATAAAAAAATGAAACATAAAGAGAGAGAAAACCGTTGTTTTTATGAGTATGTGCATCGTCAAATGAAATATAAAAAAAAATTTTCAAACGAAACATTTGGAATGATTTGTAGAATTTCTTATCAATTGGGAGAACCGATTCATAATTGGATAAATACCAATGGTAAAATATAATATATATATAACATATATGTCATTAAAACGAAGTAATAGTTCTAATTCACTAAAACGTTCGGGTTCGGCACCAAATTTGATAAACACAACAGACAAATTTAGTCCTTTAAAAAGGGGGTCATCTATTTACGATGATGATGATGATGATTGGGATGATGATTGGAAAACACCACCAAATGTTGTTTATAACAAAGGTAATAATATTAACAGAACTCCCATAAACCCAATTAAAGCATATGCTAAGGCACATGTTGGAATGTTTAAAGCATTTGGGAAAATTGGAAATGCGTTTGGACAATTTATTCCTAGTCGATCTGGTCGAAAAAGTAAGAAAAAGAAAAAGAAAAATAAAAAGAAAAATAACAAAAAGACAAAAAAGAAAAAACAAGGTAAGAAAAAACAATCTAGTAGAAAGAAAAAGAAAAAGAAATATAAAAAACAAGGTAAGAAAAATAAACGTAAAACTAAAAGACGTTAATAAACAGGATTTTTTAATATCCATTTTTCTTTCCATTCTTCATAGTTGTTTTCAGGTCCCCACCATTCATTTTTTTTAGGAAATCTGCCATATTTTTTTAACATTTCTTTTTTTGTTAACCCACCTCTATGTGCTAAATTTCTTGCTCTAGAAAATTTATGTTTCCATGTACTTCTATATGCGTAATCTTTTGTCATTATATATTTAAAAAATATTTTTTTAATATAATTTTGCAAAAATTGAATCGAAAAAATATTTTCTTGTACAAATAATAAACACGAAATAACAATAAATATAATAAACAACTAAAAGTAAACAAAAAAAAACAAAATTATGACTACTCTACGAAGACCTTATAAATGTGGGATATGTACTATGTTTGGACACAATCGTCGTAACTGCCATTTAACAACAATTTATGGTAGTGATGAACCAATATATCCACATAGATACGCAATGAGTCATTGGCATTGGCATTGTAAGTTGAATGAAGCGTGGATTGCGCGCGGAGGAGCAGGTCATACACTTCCAGAACCAAAAGTTGAAGATTTTATAAAAAAGACACCGTTTGAATTGGCCTGTAAAAATGATTGTAAAATCACTCATGCGGATGAATGTTGTATTTGTATGGAAACATTAGGAGAAAAAAATAAGGTTACTACAGCGTGTGGTCATCAATTCCATTTTGGCTGTTTGTCTCAACATACTGCTCGTTCAAATGCTTGTCCAATGTGTAGATCTGTAATTGCGCCATCATCTCATAGTGAAGTGAAACGTAGATTGATATTACCGCGGGCTCAAGACATTAATACACTTTCTGGACGGGTCGAGGCGCATTGTAAATCGTTAATGGAGGCAATTGTAACAGATGTCGAACAACGTGAATTAATAACAGATATATATACGGGTACTTTTGAGAGAGTCGCTAACAATTTATGTGATATGCTTAGAGATGTAAATTCAAGATAAAAGATAAAAAATAAAAAAAAATAATTTTTAAAAATATTTTTTGGCAACATTTTGTGAAAAATTGAAAAGAAAAAATATTTTTTGTAGTAAATTATAAAAACAAGTGATATAAATTAACAACTAAATACCAGATTTACAGTTAAAACAAAACAAAAACTTTACACCTAATTTATTATGGCAATCGCATTGATTCACGGTCGAGAATCAGTAATCTCTCAAATCCATTCTAGCTGGAATGAATTTCGCAGAACTGATGAAGCTATGGTATTAATGTTTGGAGAGGTTGATTCTCAATATAGAAATCACCACGACATACCATTAGCTAAAGATTTCACCGAGAGTGATTCTCCATGGACTACTAAGGAGACAGTATTGGAAAAGAATGCTGTTCATGCTAATAACCTTATTCGATATTACATTGGTCTTAACATTGACGTAGCAGAGCGAATGCCAATTTGGCAACTCTTCGAAATTGGAACGGGTATTGTAGGAAAAATTAAGGAGCAAATCAAACTCCTTAAACGCATTCAAGCAGTTTTGAAATTGGTGCAACAATTAGAAGTGCACGAACCACTTCCTAATACTACTTCCCTATTCACGCATACGGGCAATCTTAGCTTAGATGAGATTGAAGATGACTTTAAAGTCAAAGTTAAGGAAGCTAAAGCAGCTAAGAAATTAGAACTTAAAGTAGCGAAACAAGCAGCTAAGGTGTTAGCAACTAAGAAGAAGATTATTGCGACAATAGTGAAGAAAAACGATTCAAGAACTGATGGTGGTTCATTGTATATGGACAACATTAACACAACCTTAAGTGTTGAAGATTTGCGTGAGGTCCTTAAAATGTTACCATTGCTAACTAAAGCTAATAAGACACAAGCTAAAAAGGCAGCTAAGGAAGCAAAAGCAAAGGCTAAGGAAGCTGAGAAACAAGCTAAAAAAGCAGCTAAAAATTTAGCAGCTAAACACGCTAACTTTGCTAAGAAGGTATTGTCGTTGTTAAAATTTGCTCAAGCCAATAACTATACGGTTGAAGATATAGTAGTCCAACTTAAAGCTCAAGTAGAATGAACTCCCAGTGATAACAATATGGTTACAATAATAGATATAGCATTAATTAATTAAAAAATAAAAAAAATGAAAAATATTTTTCAAGAAAATTTTGCAAAAATTGAAAAGAAAAAATTTTTCTGATATAGAGTAATTAAACACAAAATAACACACAATACTATTAAAAATAAAACAAAACAAAACTAAACAACAAAACTAAATTATGACTACTCTACGAAGACCTCGTAAATGTGGAAACTGTACTATGTTTGGACATGATTGTCGCAATTGTCATTTATCGTTTCTATCATACGATGGGGAACGATGGCCACAGCACGGCGGTACTAAAGATTGGTCCACGGTACATCTTCGTGCGGACAATATGTCTTGGGCTTTATCAAACTATGACCGTCATTACGCAGTAAACCAACGATGGATTGCTGCTGGTGGTGAGGGACATACGGTTGCGAAGCCTCAGCCTTCAATATATAAAAATAAAAAACGTTCAAATGGATTAATTAAGGACGCCTCAAAAAGAAGTGCTGAAAAACTCAAAAAGGTAAGTTGCGATTGCCCAATATGTATGGAACCAATTGGCGATAAGAATAAATTTGTCACAGCATGCGGTCATACATTTTGTGGCACTTGTATTTTGACAAATTACCAACGCAATACATCTTGTCCGTTATGTAGAGGAGAAATAGCGCCAAATGTTAATTTTGAGCCAGCAAAGACCAAAATTAAGCGTTTGTTGGCGCCTAGAGAATTAATGGATCTTATACACGATAGATTGGGAAAAACACTGATTGGTATAGAAGACACATTATTAAAGGTTGCCGAACAAGAATCCGCGGGCGAAACTACACCATCACTGTCTATGTCTTTAGCGCAACCAATTCTTAGAGGTTTATTGCGATATACACAAGAACTTCATGATCATGTAGTTGAAAATGTATAGATATAAAATTTGGAGGGAAGAATAGTAAGAGAATTCTTATATTTTTTAATATGATATAATTATATATGAATTTCATCAAGAACTATAGAGAAAAAAGAAAAACTAGAAAAAGACAAAAGAAATTTGCAAGAAAAGGTAAGGGTCCAAAACCTACAAAATACAAAGATAATGATGATAATGATTATGAAAAAGCAGTTTCGGTAGATTTAAATGATCCTCGTTTAGATTACAATGTAAAACCTTCATATAAAGATAATTTAGCAAATCGTGTGATTAAATGTAAACGTATTGAAAATCAATCAAAATGGTTGGTTGATGATACTATACCATGGGCTGTATTAATGGGTCCTAATGGTATGTTTATAAGAGATACCAAGAGAAATCGCGAAATAAGTAGAATATTAAGTGAAATGGATGAAAAAGTATTGGATAAAGATTATAAACCAACAAATAATAAGATAACCAGTGCCAAAGAATGGAATGCTAACTGTCATAAAGCATATAAAGATTTAGAAAAATATAGAGATTATACCGATGAAGTATTTGATATTGGTGTGTCTATGAAAAGTAGAAATGCTAAAGGTAGTAAAAAAAGAAAAAAAAGTAAAAAAAGTAAAAAAAAGAAAAAAAAACATAATAAAAAAAGGAAAAAAACAATTAAAAATAAGAAGAAAAAAAAATAATATATATATTATAATGGCTTATAGTTTCGGTGTTCCTAATATTGTTGTATGGATTCAGCATATTTTATCTGGGTTGTTGTTATTATATATTGGATATATTGGAGTTACAACTGGTAATATTTCTAAGTTGATGAGTCTTTTACTTGTAATTTTTGGTGTTTTAGCAGCAACATACCACGCTCATCTTTGGTATTACAATTCAAAGAAGAAAAAAAGGTAAAGAAAAAAAATCTAGACAATGAATATTTATAAAAAAATATTTTTTTAATATAATTTTGCAAAAATTGAATCGAAAAAATATTTTTTGATGTAGAGTATATTTAAATGAATAACCAAGTATTATACAATAATAACAACAACAACAACAACAACAACAATAACAACAAAACAACTAAAATGAATACCGAATTAGAATTAAGAACATATTTTAAAAGATATAATCTATTAATTAATACCCCCGGTATCACTGAAGATGAATTTGTGAGAGCTCTTACATCTAGTCGCGATGTTCCACAAGAGCCAGTGAGACAAGATATTGTTAAAAAAGTTAAAAAAGTTAAAAAAGTGAAGAAAGTTAAAAAATCTAAGATTCCTATGCCGTGGTGTGGGGTAGTTAATGATAAGTGTTGTGACGCGATTCGTGTAAATCACGGATTATATACACAATGTCATAATCTACACGGCGAAGGATCAAATTATGATGGTGATAACCATGATGGATATATGCTATGTAAAACTTGTATAGAATCGGTTGAGAATTCTGAAACGGGTAAATTACCACACGGTTCCGTTGTATTTCGAAATCCTCCAGCACATCTTACGGAGCAACAAAAAAAGGATTGGGTTTGGAGATCTCCAGCTGGCAAAGAACCGGTGAGATTGATTACTATTTTGAAAAAGAAGAAGATTACGAAGGAAGCAGCACTGGAAGAGGCTGACCGATTAGGATTGGTAATTCCAGATATTGAATTTGTGGAAAAACCAAAACGAAGAGGACGTCCTAAGCTTAAGTCAGCTGTAGTATCGGATACAGATGATGAAGAAGTTGAACAACCACAACTTATCAAGGATTTGGTAACTAGAGTTATTCCAAAAGAGAATGATAAGCCTAAGAATATACCAAAACAAAAGGCGAAAAAAGCTTCAGGTAAAACAGAAAAACAAATAAAAAAATTAGGCTTAAAAGCAGCTAAAGCAGCAGTAAAGATATTTAATAAGAGAATTAATAATAATGCTAAGGAAGCTGTTAAGGCAGCTAAAGCAGCTAAGAAAGCATCAGATAATGCAGCTAAAGCAGCTAAGAAATCAGCAGATAATGCAGCTAAAGCAGCTAAGAAATCAGCAGATAAGGCAGCTAAAGCAGCTAAGAAATCAGCAGATAAGGCAGCTAAGAAGAAAGCCGCGCCCGCTAAGGGCGAATTTATAACAGCAGCACTATTATTGAGGGTGGATGGTTCGAATATGGTGGGGAAGAGGAGGATTAAGAAAAAAGACTTGACAAAATATCCAACGGGATTTCAGTGTCCAGTGTTGCGTTATCAAGT